TTAACCGCCCTGCCAATCCATACCTAGCCGCATCTCACCGTGACAAACCCCACCTAAACCGCCCAAACTTACCAGTCCAAGCCGTAGCTTATCGCACCTTTCCACACCTCAACCGCCTTACCCCAACGCACCTGCCCTGACCACAACACACCAGACAACAACCGCCACTCCATGACTGTCCGTAGCGCACCTGAACAAACCCAACCAAAACCGCCTTGACTTGACTGACCCCGACGCGCCTCACCTCGCCATAACTCACCAAAACCGTCTTTCCGCAACCCGCGGCGGGGGTTCTTCCCCCGCCTATATTAGTTAAGCAGCCCTCCGCAGCCGCTCTTCTTGTAAGAACTGCATTAGTTCCGCTGTTTCCTGATCCGCGCACTCTGGGTTGTCACGCGCTAGCTCCTGAACCGCACGGCCCTCTTGCATAAGCTCATCCCAGATCTCTTGGTATTCACCAAGTTCTTCACCAGCTATGGCGAATGTACCGAAACCTCCACGGCCTTTTTCCTGACGAAAATCGCCAAGGCCGATTAGTTGTCCGGCATTCTGTACAAGAGAAGAGATAGAACTTGCGCTGAAATTAGGTGTAGCAAACCTGATTTCTACTTCGGCGCACCAGTTAGGAAGATAGGCACGGGTACGCATATCCGGTGTGCGGTTCATGTCCGCGGACCGTACTACGTCGATTTTTAAGTACGGCTTGCCCCAGATGTTTATATTTGTCTGTGGCAAGAAGATAAGCCGGTTGACGCTGGTCTTATTTACACCAGCCGTTTCAAGCGCAGCCGTAGCCATTGCACCTTTTACGCCAGCCGCTGGAAAACACAATAGCGTGTCACCTTTGGCTTGGGTGTGCATGGAGTCGGCAAACTCCTGTTCAGGATTATGCTTGATTTCTTTCTTTTCAGCCGCTGTCTTGCGGCCCGCGCCAACGAGTAGATCCCGTTTAGCTTTTGCAGACATACTGTTGAAGTACATCGGTGTTTGTCCAATTAAACGAATTTTAATCTGGCCTTGCTTGATCACTGGGATGCTGATTGCATCATTAGTTTTTTTAGTAGCAGCCATTGGTATCTCCCGTTTAGCTAATTGTTTAACATACCCCTATATACTCCCATACATATAAGATGTCAAGCGCAAAAGAAAAACCCCCAAGGCGGGGGCAAACCAACCTTGGGGGCTTCAACTACGGGATGTATCTTATATACACCCTTAGAGGCTTATATGCAAGCCCTTTTATTTATAAAAATATTCTTCGATTTCGTCGTCGGTCATATTATCGAAGTCCGGTTCCGGCTTTTTAGAAATGCGACGTTTTTTAGGCGTTTCAACTTTTAACTCTATGACTTTAGGCGGCACTTCTAAAATTTCCAAAGTAAAGAACCTATGCTCGCACTTCGTGCATATCCTTCGACGGCGGATGGTATCCTTATGGGACCTACTATCCTTAACTTTCGTCTCACCTTTACATTTAACACATCTCACCGCTCAATCTCCCCTGACCCGTCACACTTGTCGCAATCGTCCATGTAACCTTCAAGATAGCCGCCACTTCCCCAATCGACAACAGATCGTTCGTACTCTACTTGGCCTTCACCGCCGCATTCTTCGCAGGGTTTAAACTTACCGGCGTAAATTTCTAGCCAATGTTTGCCGCAAAGATAGTATTTACCGTCCTTTGCCGTGGCTTTTACCCCACACTTAACACACCTTGATAGACGTAGCATCCCATAAACTCCCATCCAATAGCTAAATTTTTTTAGGGGCAAAGCCCCGCAGCTTAATTTAATACAGATTTTCTGTAGACTTCCCAGACGATTTTTAGTTGTCCGCTGATAGTCCGGCCTTCTGCCTTGGCTGTTTTCTTGATTTCGGTATAGACCTCAATCGGCACCAGAACAGATTTCCACTTGGTTATGTCCATTTTTCACTCCTTCTGTAAGGGACTATATAGGATTGTATATAGGATTGCAAGTAAAAAAGGCCCCGCCGAAGCGGGACCAGTTCTAAGGGAGGTTTACCATGAAAAAGTTACGATGCTTCGCCCCAACTTGGACCGATTTCAACGTCGCATTTACTAGGCACCTCCAATGTTACAGCATTTTCCATAATTTCTGCAATTTCTTTTGCTTCTTCACGATTTTTCACAGAAATAGCTATTTCATCGTGTATTTGAATTAGTGGTACACGCCCTGTTTTATAAATGTTTACCATAGCTTGCTTGGTCATGTCCGCGGCAGACGCTTGAATCAGCCGGTTCAAAGCTTTGTAGGTGTAGGCCCGCTTCAAACGGGTTGTCTCCCCGTATTCGCTGACGGCTTCTTGGTACGGCAGGGCCTTGGACATACCAAATGTAGTGGGCTCCCACAGATCAAACCGGCACTTGCGGCCCAAGATCGAACTGATTGCACCGCCGCTGCGCTTGCTGTTTAGATGCTGCATCACACCGTTCATCAGTCCTTTCACAAACGGAACGCGGTCATGGTATTGCGTGATCAGGCTCTTGGCTTCGTCAACTTCGATACCTAGCTGGTCAGATAGCTTGTTAACGCCCATGCCATACATCATGCCAAGGTTAATCGTCTTCGCCTGTTTGCGATTGATCGACGCCATTTTTGCCACCATCGAATGAAAATCCATATCAGGATCATGTCTATAAGCATCTACAAACTCCTCTGTGCCTTTGAATGGAACCCGCCCCTTTGAGTTACCCAGAACGTGGGCGTAATGAACCAAGATCCGCGGTTCCTGTTGCGAGAAGTCTATAGCCGCCCACTCCTCGCCTTCTTCTGGTAGAAACAGACTACGGATCATCGGGCCAAGCTCTGGGTCGCGGGCCGGTATTTGTTGTAGGTTGGGGTTACTCATTGATAATCGCCCCGATACGGTCCCGCCGTCGTCCGATCTAATCTGGTTTATGTGACCGTGTATGCGGCCATCGGACCGGCAGTGCTTCATAATTGTATTTATAAACGTGCCGCTGGTCTTGTTCAGGTTACGGGCTTCGACTACCAGCTTAGTTAACTCATGCGGGTGGTCGGTAAGAAACTGCTTTGTGAACGACGGTGCGCCTTTTTCTGTCTTTGGGTAAGGTATGCTCAGTTTATCAAAAGCTTTGGACAGGGATTGCGCCGCCCAGATTTCTACATTTAGTCCGGTCATGTTCTTGATTTCTGCAAGCGTAGACTTCTCGCGCTTTAAGAGGGCGTCCTTTGTACGCTCAACCTTGTCCTGATCTATGCGTACACCGCGCCATGTCATGTCGATCAGGCAGGGCAGAACATCTAGCTCAAGGTTTACTATGCTGCCAATCTTTTGCTTTTCTATCTCTACAGAAAAGTGATTCCACAAATCCAAGGTCAGTGTGGCATCGCCTTCGGCGTAGGGGCCGACATACATTGCAGGCATCTTCCACATATCTGACTTCGGGTCGAGGCCGAAGCTTATTGCAGCTTCTCTCAAACCTTTTTCTGATTTTACTTTCTCCAGATAATCGTAAGCTACGTTATTTAAACTGTAGCTGAAACGGTTCTCGTCAAGCAAGGACGCAACAACCATTGTGTCGATTATCCGCCCGTTGATGGTAAAGCCCATACGGCGTATCCAGCCCGCGTCGTATTGGGCGTTGTGCATAATTTTGTCGGCGGGGCACTCAAAGACCTTCTTGAGCCATTTGTCAACTATGCGCTCGTCCAGATTACCGCCGTGCTCATGGCGAATAGGTATGTAACCAAACCAGCCGTCAACTGCTATGGCATAGCCTACGACATAGCCATCACCAGTGGCCCATCCCGGCCCGTTGGTCTTGATATTGGGGTCGCGTGTCTCGACGTCGATGGCAATTTGTTTGGCATCAAATATGTCTGGCAGTTCTGCCGGTGGCACCCACTCTGACTTAGGGGTATCCATGTGCATCTGAAGCATATCATTTCCTATAAATAGTTACCATTTCGGTCCCGCGTTTTAAAACTTTCCAACCGTCTTTAAGATGGGCTTCAAGCTGTTCCGCTCTTATAAACCGTATCAGCATCTCTGCTTTACTTTTCTTCGCCACCTAGAGCTCCATATCCGCAGATGTCTACCCAGCTATCCTCGTGGTCGGTCTTCATTAGCCGTGCGGCTTTGACCATGAGCATACACAGGACAAACTGCTTATCAGTTACTTCTGTTTCCAGAATAACAGACCACAGCTTGGCTACATCCTGAAAGTTTTTATGTGCATCACCGTAGTCACGGTCGCGGTCCCCGTTGATCAGGGACTCTGCTTTTTTTAAAATTTCATCACGTTTCATATCAGATCATAACTCTTTGCTAGGTCTTGTGGCTCCACAAGATACAGGTTTTCCT